CTTAGGAATGTGAATAGTATCACCTTTCTTACCTTTCATTGGCATTTTGTTTACTACGTTAGCCATTACTAGCGAGTTTTTGTACGCAGCTACGATTTCGTCAGACCATAGTTCTGGGATAAAAGTAGCAGCAGTTGCATTAGTTACATGATTTGAGCCAAGAGCCATCTCAATATTCCTTCAATAAAGTTATGTTATTTAACCCTACCCTCAGAATATGCCAGAGTAATTTCATCTGCCAGTTCCAAGTAACGGGACGGGTCGTTTTGCATTAAGTTGATAATGTCAGCACGACGATATACTTTACGAGAACGTCCTTCACCGCTTCCTGCTCCACCACCTGTAGAGGCAGCTTTACGTTGGCGTTTAATTTCCTTCTCTTCAACTTCTTTAGTTTGGTTTACCACTCGCTGACGCTCCTTCCAAGTAGACAACAGCTCATCGGCTGCATCAAAGTCATATGTCTTGTCGGCACGTGCAAACAGTTCCATCCGAACTTTAGAACCTTGAACCCATTGTGCAAACGCAGGGTCATTCAGAATACCACCGAAGTCTGGGTGCTTAGCTTTAAGCATTTCATGCACTGACTTCTGGTGCATTGTCGATGCCATTTGTTCAGCAGCCTTAATCTTAGGATGCTTAGCAATAGCACTTTCAACAGCTTTCTTAGGGTCTTCAAAGAAGTCTATATCGTCTTCTTCTTCCGTGGGCTTCGCAGCTTGCGTTTGACTCAAGATAAAGTTGTCTACCATCTTGCGTAGTTCGCCAACCTCAGAACTCTGACGACCTAGTAGCTTCTCAGCTTCTTGGTGCATTCTGACAATTTCTTTGGCACTCTTGCCTTTGTACTTGTCCGGAATGTCTTCGTCTTCGTCCTGCTCCATCTCTGGCTCTGCAGGTTGTTCCTCTGTTGAGTTGTCCGGTTCTGTTTCCGGTTCATCAAAGGTTGCAAACTCTTCACCCTCTGGTAGGGTTTCATCTACGTTTTCGTCAATTAGTTCTGCCATTAAAAACTCCGTACTGATAACAGTATTGTGGATAGGTATAGAAGAGGCTCATGCCCAACGCTATGAGTTTATTCTTCGTTTTCTTCTTCTTTAACTTGGTCGTATGTAGCTTTCACTGATACTTCCCAGTTAATCAACTTGTCCATTACAGCGAGCTGTCCTTGAACAAATCGTAGTTTGCCTTCATCTTCAACATGACGTACATTGAAGACTTCAGCACTTTCGGTAACATCTTTAACGAATTGTTTCCAACCGTCAGTTGTAAATAGGTCAAAGTATGTTTCGTAATACTTTTCTAATTCAGGAGTCATTGACTTTATCCCCAAGTTATGTTAATAGTTCCTGTACCATAGCACACTTTTCAGCATTTGTCAAGTGTTTTCTTTACTTTTCTGCAACTTTCTTTGGTCTACCCCTCTGAGGAGCAGGAGACTTTGCAGCCTCCTCCAGTGTTAAGAGGCGCTTATCAATCTCTTTTAGCACCTCATTCACAGCTTTCACTACATCCTGTAAATCTTTCTGTGTAACCATTACTTCTTCAACTCCTTCACTGCAGCCATCTTCATTTGATTATCCATTGTCTTCTCTTTGATGTCTAAGTCACGTTCTTTCAACATCAACTCTGCAGCTTTAGCTCTGCGCTGGAACTCCATGTCATCTGCTTCACCTTCTTTAAGGTTGTTAGACAACGCTGCTGCCAGCTTAGCTTGTACTTCGACAGGTAGTAGCTGAGTTTCAACATTGTTTTGTTCAATGCGTGTCTGAATCTCTGCTGTCTGCGCTTGAATGTACGCCAGAGTAGCCTGTTCTTTAGCCATAGCCATCTGTTGTGCCTGCTGTTGCATCTGCGCTGCCTGTGGATTAGGCTGAGCAGCTTGCTGTAGCTTAGCAATCAACTCTTCACGGTTAGACAACGACATGTTATCAACGATAGATTCGATGAGTGCAGGGTATAGAGGACTGTCAGGAGACATTGTCTGCAGTAGTTGAACCAACTGGGTGACTTCGTATTCACGTGCAATGACACCTAATGATGACGATGCACAGAACTTGTAGTCATTAACAGGGTAAAGTTCAGGATTAAACTGCATGTAACGCCAAGCTGCTTTAGATACGAAAGGAATCAAGAAGCTGTCTTGGAAGTTAAGGAGGGTACGCTTATGGCGCTTGATGATTGCACCAAGAGACATAGAGATACCTGCTGCAGTTGCTTCGCTTCCAGCAAATGATGGAATACCTGCAGTATCAATAGCACCTGTAGCTTGCTGAACCATATTCTGCAGTTGAGCCGATTGATTGAACGTATTCGGATCAAGGTTGCCAAACTTAAATGGCTGCAGGATTTCTGCAGGATTACCGTTAGTAAGTAGTGTTTTTCCTGGGCGTACTTCCATCTTAGCACCACGAGGAAGCCTAGAAGCGTCAACTGCCATCATTGGATGTACAGTGAGTGCTAGAGCATCAATACGTGCACGAAGCTCTGTATCTAGTGCTTTCTGGCTGTTGTATCCCTTCTCACATACACCACGACCCCAGAAACGTGACGGTACGTTGTCCCATGCAAACGCTACAACAGGACGATCCTGCATCATGTATGGGTTTGCTTCTAGTTTTAGTAGTGTATCTTCGTTAGCAATGACAGCAATAACTTCGATGTATGCACCAGTAGCGAAGTCTTCTTCGTCCTCTTCAGACATAACTTCTCCGTACAACTCTTCATTGTACAGATCAACAGGTACTTTACCGTAGTATGTTGTTAGACGTACTTTATCACTATCATACGTTGTTTCTTCTTCAGGATCGAAAGCAATCTTAGTGTCATCATTGCCATCTTCCAGCTCAACATCAAAGTAAATACCAGATGCAATACCTTCTTCAACAATGTGCTTAGGTACAAACTTATCAATAGCGACACCTAGTGCTTCTTCAATGTTTGTAGCAACAGGGTCAATCAAGAAGTTCTGTGGTAGGACAGGAACTAGTTTAGTGATGAAACGCTGACGCTCTTCTACACCAATAGCACGCATAGCACCATCCATAGCAGGACGTGTAGCAGGAACTAGTTCTGTAACTTCTTCAACAACAATCTCACCAATACCTGTACCAAAGACAGCAGCATTAAGGATTGCCTCTGCAATACTCTTACGTGCCTTGACATAGTTCATGTCTTCCATTAGCTGTGTACGTAGGTATTGAATGTCTTGTTTGTTCTGGTCAGCGTAGTCGTCACGAATATCAAACCACTTACCACGACCAAACGTAGCTTCTTCTACTTCTGCTACAGATGATTCAACTGCTTGTTGTAGAGCAGGAGAGATTAGACGAGAGCGTTCACTCTGACGCATCTTATCTTCTGATGCCCAGATACCACGCCATAGGCGGTAATACTCTTCATGCTGCTCACGGTAGGTTGTATCATAGTGATCACGCCAGTCTTCGCACTTGTCCATGATCCATGCGGTAATATCATTACCAAATTGTAGTTCGTTATCTTCCATTGTTTTATCCTTTAGTAACCTGCCAGCGGGTCAAGCATTTCAAAGTCATCTTCTTCATAATCATAATGATAAACTACTTGAGCCATCTGATCGATGTAGGCTAGAGAGTCAATCAAGTCATCATGTACTAGTTGGTTAGGGAATTGGAATAGCTGATCAAGAAACTCATTATTCCACTCTCCCTTGTTTAGTGTAATGTTACCGTGTTCAAAGCGTCCCTGTAACGCCCAGACAATACGATCTATTTTATTTTTATTACCGTGCGTCAGTTCTTCTACACGGAAGAATCGACTACGTTGCTTCATTAGGTCAGTGAGGGGAGACATAACCGCTTGCTTAGCAATACCACGTTCTATACCCACTGCTACGGGTTGGTACTTAGCTACAGCATTAAATATCTTCTCTGCTGTCTTGTCTAACGTCCAACGCCCGTATATTATTTCTTTAACCCACCAACCAAACTCTCCAACTTTAACAACTGAGATTGCAGTGTTATCGAGTCGTTTGTTCTTCTTGCTTGTTGATGATGTGTCAATAAATCCAGCAAGGTCGATTGCGATGTAGTAGTCACCGTCTTCTGGTTCTTCATCATCAAACTGCACCCAGTCTTCTTTAAATATATCACTACCTTGTGCAGCAAACGAAGCCATGAACTCCTGCTTAAACGCAAACGATGACATTGACTTCTTAGCTATGTCAATCTCTTCTGGGTCTAGTAGTTCATTATCATAAGACGTGAAGTGCCAACTCTTGTACGTAGGGTCTTCACCCATATCACCATACATGTACAAGTCGTAGAAGTGGTTACGACCCATTGGTGTTCCAATGAAGAGTGCACCGCCCTTCTGGTCAGCTAGTGCAGGACGGAGAACTTGTTCCCATACTTGCGGTTTCATGTCAGCGTATTCGTCCATGACAAGGTATTTGAGGCTTACACCACGCATGGTTTCAGGACGGTCAGCACCCTTCAATGAAATTGTAGCCCCATTAATCAACGTAATCTGTAGGTTGTTAATGTGGGCATTCTTAATCACTTCATGACCAAGTTCAAGCAACGTAGACCACATGATGTCACGTGCTTGTCCTTGTGTAGGCGCTACATAAAAGACATGACCACGCTCAGCTTGTAGTGCATTAAGGATAAGTTTCCATGCTGCAAGTCGAGACTTACCTGTTCGACGACCAGCAGCCACGATTTTGAATCGAGTAGGATCACTAAATACCTCTTGCTGCCAGTTAAGCAGCTTTACGTTTAATGCTGTCATT